TAAATACGGTTAATGAATATAAATGTATTGAAAAAAAATCGATTATATTATTATAATTTAACTAAATAAAAATAAAAATAAAAATAAAAATAAAAATGGATTCTGATACACAAAAAACAGTAACGCCAACAACTGTTGAAATAAGCGATACGTTTATACCTGTTAAAGTTATATCCCCTAATGGTTTGTTAAACAAAGGAAATACATGTTATATAAATACAGCACTTCAAACAATTATTGACATTTCAAGTGATATTTTTATTAGTGGTGAATATAATCAAAAAGTACAATCTAATGAAAATATTAGCAAATTCCTGTTTAATTTTTCTCATTTGGTAGCATCTGTTGAAAACATTGATGGACGGTGGTCAAAACATCATGTAAATTTATATTTACAGAATTTTTTAACATATTTGGGAGATTTAGATAATTTTAAAAGATTTATTAAGTTTCGTCAAGCCGATTCGTATGAATTTTTAACAGAATTAATAGATCTTTTATCAACATATTTACGATACAATATTACAATAAATATTAAAATTGATGTTGATGAGAAAGACTTAGATGAAAAGGATAAAACTCGATTAATTTATTATAATCATTTGAAAACAACTTTAAAATATACTTCTGTTTTTGAAGAAAAACTAAGAGGATATTTTAGAGCAAGTATTACATGTGGTTATGAAGAGTGTAAAAATCGTTCTGAAAAATTTGAACCATTTTTAACACTATCTTTTCCAATTGAAGGAATGAATACTTTAGAAGAGTGTTTAGAAAATTATGTAAAACCTATTACATTAGATGAAAAAAATCAATGGTATTGTGATAAATGTAAAAGAAAGTCACAGGCTGAAAAAAAACTATCTATTTGGAATACAGGAGAATATATTATTATTTCATACAAAAGATATTTAAATATTCAAATTGCAACTATTAAAGATGGTCATTCAATTAATGCACCTTTTAAAAATTTAGATTTATCACCATATGTTGAGGATAATAAACCAGATGAAAATAATTACTCTTTATCCAGTATTACCGTGCATAGTGGTAATATGAATGATGGACATTATGTAATTGCTCGTAAAATAAACAATGACTGGTTTATTTTTAACGATAACACAGTTATTCCTGTTAAGGAAAGCAATATTAATATAAGTTCTGCTTATTATTTGGTATACAAACGCCAAGTATAAAATTAAATTTTAAAGTTTTATTAAATAGTTAAATTATATAGTTGAATTATATAATTAAATTATATAATTAAATTATATAGTCGAATACTTTTTATTATGTATATTTTATAGATACCACAAATGAATTCAAATAAACAAACAAGTATTGTTTTAAACAAGTCTATAAAAAATATTAGTAATATTAGTAATATACCTTCAAAAATGTCATTAGTTGTTTACATAATATTAATGCTTCTTGCTGGGTTTATTATACTTCTTTTAGTATTTTTAGTAAAATATTTAAGAACTACATGTGGTCCTTCAGGTAAAATGGACTATTGGTCTTATCTAAAAGGGTTAGATATTAATGATAATCCATGTAATATTCCATTACCAGAACAAGTATTTGAAGAACGTGAAGTTAAATGTGAAAAAGAAGTTTTTCATATAAGTGACCAAATTTATACATATCCGGAAAGCATAGAAAAATGTCGTGCATATGATGGTGCTGAACTTGCAACATATGACCAACTTGTTAAATATTATAATGATGGTGGATCATTTTTAAACTATGGTTGGAGCGAAGGACAAAATGCATATTATCCAATTCAACCGTGTGACTATGTAAAATTAAGGCGTCAAGGTATTAATATTGGACCACCTGGAGTTAATGGTGGAAAGTTTCCTACACATATTAGATTTGGTGTTAATTGTTTCGGTGTTAAACCAAAAGGACATATAGTTAAAATGAAAGAGCCAATATGTGATGAATATGGAAAATCAGAATTATGTCAAAGAAACCCAGATGCATGTAAAATTTTAAAAAGTGATAAAATAGATCCTTTTATACCAGATAAACAGTGGTCTATTTGGGGAGATAAATAATTAAAATATAAAATTAATAATATTTTCCACTTCCATCACAAACCCAACAAATAATTTTACCAAATAAACATTTATTACATTTATTTATACCGGTATCTGTTTTTTTACATAATAAACATAATATTTTTCCAGTTCCTTTACAATAATTACAAATATTATGCTGGGTACATTCAATATTTTCATTACGTGAAATATTTTTATTACTTAAAATATGTAGAAATGAAGCTTTAATATTTTTTTTAGGATATACCTTAATTGGTTTATTGTGAATATATTTATTAAAGTAACATGAAAATGTTTTAATATTTTTTGTAATATACATCTTTTTTCTTTAAACTTTAATTTTCTTTAAGTATTTAAACGATAAATTAAAGTTTAAGTATTTAAACGATAAATTAAAGTTTAAGTATTTAAACGATAAATATTTTATTGTTATATTTATAAAATAATATGTGTGGAATAACAGCATATTTATTGGCAGATAAAGAAAATAATAAAGAAAACTGGTATTGTTTTAATATTTTAATTCGTTCATTAAAAGCATTACAAAATAGAGGTTATGATTCGTGTGGAATTATTGATAGTGAATTTAAATGTTTATTAAAAACAATTAAAAAATCAGAAATGTTAATATATAAAAATGAAAAAATACCAGAAGATGCAGTTAACCAATTAATTTTAAAACAAAAATTGTTTCCAAAAAATGCTTTAGTATGTATGGCACATACACGTTGGGCAACTAGTGGGAAAAAAACAGTTCCTAATGCTCATCCTCATATTAGTTATGATAAAAAAGTTGCAGTTATACATAATGGTATTATTGAAAATTATATTGATTTAAAAGAAAATCTTATAAAAGATGGCTGGTTATTTAGTTCAGAAACAGATACAGAAATAATTTCTAATTGGGTAGCACGAGAAATTGGAATCAATGTTAACGAAGAATCAGTAGTAAAAGCAATACGGAATGCAACTAAATATTTAGAAGGAACCTGGGCAATTACACTAATGCATAAAGATTTACCAAAATCTGTATTTGTGGCACGGAATGGAAACCCTTTATTAATTGGATACAATGAATTATCTGGAGATATAATGGTTTCTTCTGAAATTTCTGGTTTTGTAAATAAAGTGACAAAATATGGAATATTAGGCGATGGAGATGTTATTCATTTAAAATCAGGTTTTACAATAAGTGATATATTAAAACAATATCAAGGATTAAATGAAATAAAATTTCAAAATGTTCCAAATGAAATTATTAATCTAACACCTGGTAATTTTCCATATTTTATGGCAAAAGAAATATATGACCAGACAGAAGCAGTATATGGACCATGTGAATGGGGTAAATACAAAGATAAAAATATAAATGAATTTCCTGAATTAAAACAATTAATTCCTCTTAAAGCTAAAAATAGTAACGGATTTGATCTTTTACTTATTGGATGTGGGACAAGTTATAATAGTGGATTATCAAGCACGTGGTTTTTTGACTCTTTACCTTTTAGAACAGTTAGATGTATAACAGCATCTGAATTTACTATTTTAGATTTACCAAAAAGTTTAGATATTCCAGTTATTGCAGTACTAATTTCTCAATCAGGAGAAACATTAGATACTTATAGAGCATTAAAAATAGTCAAAGAAGCAAATGTTCAAACAATAGCTTTAGTAAATGTTGAAAATTCAATGATTGCAAGAGAATGTGATTATGTTATTTATTTACATGCTGGGCGTGAAGTTGGTGTTGCTTCAACTAAAGCATATGTTACACAAATAATAGGTTTATATTTATTATCATTATTTTTTAAAAGTACGGGTGATACTAAAGTTCCAAATGATTTATTATTATTGTCATCACATGTTCAAAAAACTTTAAATAAATATTTTCCATATTTGACAAAAGAAAAAAATATTTTAAATGAAGTTAAATATTTATTTGTATGTCCAAAACCATTTTTTAATATTATTAATGTTTTAGATAAAATAAACCATGGTTTTATTTTATCAACTGGTAATCAACGAGCTACTTCATATGAAGCATCTCTTAAAATAAAAGAAGTTGGTAGGGTTTTTATACAAGGATACCCAACTTCCAGTTTAAAACATGGTCCTTTTTCTTTGATTGATGAGGGTTTACCAATATTATTTGTATTACAGGATGGTGAAAAAGATTGCATTAGAAGAACAAATACTGCAATAGAAGAAGTTCATTTAAGAGGAGCATTTGTTTATGTTTTTACAGATATTCAAGATTATAAAAATGAAAAAGTAAAAGAAATAATTATTGTTCCTTTAAATAAAACATTTTCAAGTATTTTAACAATTATTCCTTTTCAAGTTTTAAGTTATTTTATGGCAGGTGTTAGAGGATTAAATTGTGATTGTCCAGTAAATCTTGCTAAGTGTGTAACAACTGACTAAAATTTAAGTAATAACTTTATCATATAATCCATATTTTACACATTATGATAACAAAAATCTATATTTACATAATTTTTTCAATATCTTTTAATATTAATATATAACTTACTATAATTATTAATGTTAAACTTTAAATTAATAATTATAGTTTTAGAATTGCATATTTATATTTAAACTTATATGAATATTTAAATATCTTTACCAACATTCCAGATGTAATCATCATTTAGTCCATATTGTTTAACAAAATTCCATAATTTTGCATCATATGTTGAAACAGTTGGGTAAGGTGGTTGTTCTTTGGCAATATTTTGAAACTTTTCAGAAGAAATATATAATTTTGTTCTTTTTGTTTCTAATTGGTCATCCCAAATTGTTTTACCAACTTGAACAACATTAAAAAAAGTTGTTGGAAAAACTTTATATAATATATTTAGTAATATTGCAGAACCAGAAACTAACCAGAGTCTTTCTGGATGTTTTTTATTTCCCCATGCTTTACTTATATTAGAAATCATATAATCGATAAATATTTTATCATCTGCTCCAAATTTTATTAAAAATCTATTTTTAGTATCTTCTTCATAATAATTTTTAGAATATAATAATACTTTATCTAAATAAGCAGGTTGAGGAACTTCTTCTATAGTTGCACCAAATAATTTTGCATATTCTGTTAAAGGAAATAGTTTATTTCTTTGTTCTACAAAAACAACTGATTTTTTGTGAGTAATATTTGCAGCATAAGCTAAAGCAATTTGAGCATAACCATATACTGGCCCACCATATATAAATATGTTTTTATTTGTATTTTCCAATAAAGGAACAAGTCCTCTTTGTTTTGTTCCACCTATTAAATAATCATCCCGAACAATATGAAAATATTTATTTTCATATTTAATAGGTGTAATAATAATATCAGGATTGTAAAGTTCATTTGGAGTTTTTTCACTTTTTCGCCATATCCAAATAGGTTGTGGGTTTGTTATATTTTTATCAGAATATCCTATTACTCCGTAAAAATACATATTTGGAAAAGTGTAAACATAATCTAACATTTCTTGAACGTAATTTTCTTTTTTATCCTTTTGATTAATATTAATACACATATATCCACCAATATTCAAATGTTCGTATGCTTTTTTTAAAGACTTTTTCAAAAAAAGTTCAGTCCATTCTTTTTCTGTTGTATATTTTGATAACGATTGAGTATTATTATTTGTATATGTTTCTATATCAAAATAAGGAGGGCTTGTAAAAATCATATCATATGTTTTATCAAGTTTTACATCTTCAAAACAATCATTTATTAAAGTATATTTTGATTTATCTTTTGCAAATAATTCAATCATTTTATTGTATCCTTCAAATAAATTAATATTTGGATCTACACCAGTATATTCAACATTGCAAAATATACAAGATAATAATCTTTCACCCCATCCAGATGAAAAATCAAGTACGCTTTTAGGATTAAACATTTGAATAATTGCTATTAAATTAACTTGACGAAAATTAGAACATTCATAATTTAAATCATATATAATTTCTTTGATAAAAAAAGAAGTTATATTACCATATTTTTTAAGAGCTTCTTCTTCTATATGTTTTTTTTCTTTTAAAAAAAACTCAATTGGAGAATATTTTTTACCAATTCTTTTACATTTCATTCTTTCTTTATTTTGAAAATAATCTACAATTTTATTGTAATTTTCATAATCACTTTCTTCACTTAATAATAAAAGAGGTCGTCCAATAAATAAATATTTATATTTATTGTATTTTAATTTTTTAACAGTGTAATATTTATCATATAGTAATCTTTTTTTATAATCATATTTTTCTAAATTTTTATACATATTTTTAATATCATCTAAATTATAAAATTTATTTGTATATGGATAATTATTTTCTATAATTTGATGTGATAAAGTTCCACCTGATACATTTTTTTTGTTATAAATTGCATAATAACTATTATCATAACTATTTTTTTTAATTATTTTAACTAAATTAAAATTATTAAAATAATTATTCCATTCTTCTATACTTTTATAATTTGAATAAAATTTTTGAATAAAATTATCATACGATGATATTTGTGATATAACCGTATCAAATATAATATGTTGTAAATCTAATAATTTAGCAAATTCTTTATTTTTACAATCATGTTCTTGTAAAATAATAATTCCTTTTTTTGTCAGTACTCTGTCAAATTCTTTTAAAATTTCTTCGATATCTATATCATTAATATGATGAAGAGTATGTGATACTAAAAGTAAATCAATAGAAGAGTCTTCAATTTTTTTTGTGTCATTATAAAAAAGAACATCATTT